CTGAGTTTGTCGGTGAGGTCAAGCGCAGGCAAATCCCATGCGATATGGATGTTCCGGCGTAGGCGTAATTTATTGAGCCAGTACGCCTGCTCTTCGTTCATAATCCTTATGTCAACTCCGTGCAGGTTGACTTTCTGCCCGGACTTGATGAGATAGTCAATGGCACTCTTCCATTCGGGATTGGCAAAGAAATTATTGTCAAGCACCTCTATCCACTCGCCTGTGGGATTGAGTTGAACCGGCTCGACAGGATGTATCATACCCTCTTTGTTGTGGACGAGGCAGAACGGACAATGCCGTATGCAACCACGGCTGAAGAATTGGATCGAGAAGGGATATTGAGGATATAGCGAGTAATCCATTGCGGTGGAGTGCTCTATCTCCTCCGAAAGTCGGCTTTTGACATCATATCCAGTCCCGCCTTTGATAATCTCACATCCATACTGACCCGTAAAATCCGGCGTGAACGTGAATATCTTTGAGGCATACACTCGCTGATAGTTGTTGCCGAACAAATCCGGGATTGCCCATTCCACACTATTGCCATGAGTCTTATGCCACGCCGATATTTTCATAAGTGCGAAATTGGGAAAATTGTGTCCGTCAACATCGATAAGTCCGATATTCATATCAAGATGGTGGTTTGGATTTTGCGTAAATGGGGCATCTCTCACGGTAGGCACATTCTCCAGCCTTTGCCTGGGCGAAACGCTCATGCCATAGTGCCTCGTAGAACTCTGTGCCCATTTCAGCCTCTTCGTTAAGGTATGATACGAGTTTCATACAGAAGAATCCGTTGTTACTCTCTTTGTCATCGTGGAGTGCCACTATGCCGTTACTGTTTGGTCTTGCCATAACTGATTTGTGATTAGTTTGCCACTATTGCCAACTTAGTTCCATCGGGATAAGTCAGAGCCTTTTTGAATAACTTATGGCATCTTGCAGGTATATTGCGATACCGCAGATGCCATTCATTCCATAGGACACAGTGCCCGCGTTTAGCGCCGGGAGAGAGGCGTGTTGTCCCCGTGATTAGACAGGGGCAACTGCCACAACTTCCCGGTTCATCATAGAACTTGTAGCCGTTTATCTCTATCATACAGCTACAGTTTTAGATTTTAGGCTTTGTATAGCCTGGCAAAGCACCGGACACCATGCTTTCGGGATGCTGGTATGAACGGCGTTGCCGATGAACTTCTTTTGGTCACTCTGATTACCCAGCAGCACATAGTCATCGGGGAAACCTTGTATGCGTTTCAATTCTACGACCTTGAGCATACGCATATAGATGTCGGCCAGACCATACTTAGCCATAAATTCCTTTATTTTAATCATCATGGGAGAGTCCGTTTCATAAACCTCTATAGCTATATCCCCGCTCTCCGTGGTTACAAGGCATGGTGGCCGTTTATCCATTCTTGCAATCAGAGTGAAACAAGGCTCATCAATAGACCTGCCGACCGAATTGAATTGAGGATTCACAAGGAAATGCTTTCGGACAGTCACAAGACTATGTTTGGGATTTGTGGTAACACAGCCGCAAGGCTCATCAATGGATGTGGCCGTGCTTGTGCCATAGAACATGGTCAAGAACTGTGCACTGACAAGAGCGTGATGATCTACGCAGGTGATTGCGCCTGCCGGCCCGTCAATAGATATGTTCTTATCCTCCGGGGAGCCGTTGAACTGCTTGGAAAGAAATGCGACTTGGGCCACGCCAAGTCGGTTCTGAACGGCTACTGTCGGGCAAGGCTCATCAATGGACGGCGGAACATATTTTCCTCGCTGGCTCATGCTGTTGAACTTGACAAGAAATGCCTCTTTACCCTCGGCAACAAACCTTATCAGTCCAGCATAGATACGTTTGAGCGTGTTCTCGGCCAAAGGTTTCTTCCTTGTGAAAATTGACTGGCCTATCTCTTCAAGGTTGAGGACGTGTCGAACAGGCCGCCATCTCTCCAGATTGCCAGTGGGCCGTCGGCTGTGGGTAGGTTCCGGGAACACGATGGGCAGACCCATTTTGGCAAACATTCCGAAATACCGCTTGCGTGTGGTTCTGGCGCCATAGTCGGCAGAGTTGAGCAGGCGGTAGTCGTAATTGTAACCAAAGGTCTTGACATTCTTAACCCAACGGACATAATCACGGCCTTTATCCTTTGACATCGGCCGGCCATTATAATCGAGTGGCCCCCATGACATGAACTCCTCGACATTCTCTATCTGGATGAAGTCGGGATTGATGGTCTCGATATAGCGGTAGAGGTGCTCGGCAAGCGTCCGGCTGTCTGCATCGCGGGGCTGACCGCCTTTCGCCTTGCTAAAATTGGTACACTCCAAAGAGGCCCATAAAACAATCAAGGCTTGCGGATTCTCTTTTCTGCAAGCCTTGATATGCCTCATTAGCGATGTGAGGCTGAGCGTTCTGATGTCCTCTATGAAGTGGAGCGCGTCGGGGTGGTTGGCGGCGTGAGAGGCTATCGCGTTCGGATCGTGATTGACACACGCGATAACCTTTGCACACTGCTCTCCATGTAGCCGGGCCTCGTTGACTCCCGTTGAGGTGCCGCCGGCCCCGCAAAAGAGGTCAATGTAAAGCAGATTTATCATCGTCTTGTGATTGAGGAAATTTCAGCCACTTTCTCATCGTATTGAGGCGCGCCCCATACATCAAAATAGTTTATCCCAACGCAGTAGGAATAATCTCGGTTCATTCGTCTTTGTAGCTTAAATTTGCGATTGTCAAATAAGAATCATCTTCTGGAAACGAGAGAGGTTGGTTTACGATCAGACATCCAAACCAATTAACTAAGACATGATCTTCAATGGTGGCTGGCTCACACCAATCTTCATCGGTGTGCCGGATGTCATATATAAACTTACCCTCTGTTTCTTTTTCGCGGTTGATGCGGTGTTCTGTAAGGGCAGCCTCGATAAATTGATTATCTCCAGTCTCAATAATGACTCTTTGAGCCATCCTATTATTCAAGACTGTTTTTACGGTAGGTCGTTCCATTGATGTCTATGTTTGTTAGTACCATGAAAGGACTACGGAATCATTACGCTGGTCGCTGAATGAAATCCATCTGGCGATAATGGCAATGACTTTATCGGCACTCTCTTCTATGTCATGTAGTTTCGCCCATTTTTCAAAATCCTCTTTATCAGAGGCGATTTTGGCGATGAGGTCGCCGAGTTCGGCACGCGGCACCTCAAGCTGTGCCGAACATTCTACATCGTCACCTTCCCATGAAAGGCCGGGACAATTTTCTGCAAGCATACGATTGATTGCCTCTGACTTTCCGTTGAAGTTATCGTACTTATGGTACTTGACTTGATAGACTTCGGCTACATGTATTCTGTATCCCATGTTCTTGCGGTTTATTGGTTTGACTTGGCTATCTCGTTCACGAAACAGAGAGTCCAGCGGTTGATGTAGGCTTGCCAACAACCCATTGACGGCGTCCATCGGAATCCGTTCTGTTTCAGTTTAGTTCTCATGTCATCGTCCGGCTTGCCGGGGAAATAGACTCGGACACGGTTCTCAGAGTAACACTCTTCGATTGTTATGTCGCCGACCTCATACTCTCGATTTTCTTTGGTGGCAAGAGATTTGGCTCTCGCAAGTTGCTTTTTGGCGGCATTTATTTTGGCATTGTTGTTTGTGAGGCTATATGCCGGCCAACTCATATTCTGGGTAATCATCTTTTGAGCAAAGGCAGGCGTGTGGCCATTTTTGGTCAGAGCCTCTAACTTTTCGCTTTCACTCATTGTCTTGGAGCGCATAACCTTGTTGTCAAGTTTCATCCGCTCCTGAACCGTTGTAAGTTCGGCAATCTTGGATTCAAGCCGTTCAATCGCGTCATCATCGCCGAGATAGATATTGTCGTTGTTCTCGGCAGCCTCGGCTTTCTGACGGTAATAAGCCGCTTTCTCGGACTCATGCACGCTCCGCATCATTGCCCCGTTTGAACGCTCAAGAGCGCGGCGGTGAGCTTTCTCAGAATGGTGGCCTACAAGGATAGGCTGGCCGAGGGGAATGCCTGCTACGGCGGCATTACTGGTATTGAAAGCCGCTGTGGCTCTTTTCTCTGCATTCTCAGCATATTCACGGTAACGCTCTGCCCGCGCCTCTTGCCTTTCTTTCCTGTTCATGCCTTTTCAGTTCTGATAAGTTCGACACGGATTACAGAGTGATATTCACTCCTGATTTCACGCTCCGCCTCTTGGCTATTGTCACCATAGGCCCAGGCATTGAAGCCATCATCTGGATCGTAGGTCGTATAGACCCGAAAAACATACTTGTTCATAAATTTGTGGTTTATTGGTTTGACTTATGCTATATTTTTTAGTTCCTCATCAAGTGCCGACCTTAGTTCGTTCAAATCATCATCGCTAAACTCAGATTCTTCTTCCGTCTCTTCATCGTAGTAGTAGGCGGTAATTTCCGTAACCTCACCCCAAGCTTTCCGAAGGACGCAGCTCGGTGGATTCCAATAATCGCCTGGGTCATTGTCCCACTCTCCACAGCACTCATAAGTGATTTCTATGAACCAACCGTCTTCCTCATAGCAGAGATAGTTGGTTGTGCTATCATCACATCGACCCCATCCATCCTCGTCTCGCTCGTAGTAAGACTCTCCGATTTCGTGGCCATTATTTGAGAGCTTTTCAACAATGGCAGGAATAATGGCGTCAAGATCGGCTTTTGTTTTCATTTATATGGTGGTTATTGGTTTGACTTGTAGTTTGTTATACTGTAAAGTTAGCCATATTTTACGAATGGTGCAATCAGAATGGCCACCATTTTGCATCTGATTTCCACCATTTTACCACCTTAACATTTGTCAAATAGTGTCACGTCTTTTTGGTTCGCTACGGTATCTTCTTCAGCCATTATTGCATCGACTACACTGTGGCATCGATTGGCAAGGACTTTCACACAAAGAGTCATGTTGTCGGTTATCTTCATCTGCTGTCCGAATGTCTCGGCAATATCCATGCAAATCACAGATATGAGGAAACAATACGGATCTTGCTTGCGGCTACATGGGGCATTTATGCGCTCGGCTATGACCTTATCCATGTTCTTGTCAAAATCCTCTACAAACGTGAGCATCATCCTGACAAACGCCACTCTTGCCGGAATCTCTTTGTGAGGGTGGCCGACATATTGTCGGGCGGCCTCATTGGTGAACGTACACCAGCTTTGGAATAGGTCAAACTCTATGGTTTTACGCAGTCGTTCCAGATAGTTTTGATAAGCATACCATGAACGGCCATAACTTTTGCGCAACCCATAATTATACTCGTCGATACACTTGCGCATCTCGCGGTTGTGGCGTTTATATTCACTCAACCTATTATCCCGGCAATACTTTATGAACCCCTCGGCCTGCTCCAACGCGATAGCGGTAAGCATCTGAGGAATGAAGTTCATCAGTACGGCCTCTCTTGCTCCGAACAGCTTGATGCACTCGTCGGAACTCAGGGATTTGGGCGGTTCTTTCTTCTGCCTTTTAATATTTATGCCGAAATCAGGGAGCTTGCTGATGAGCACCGCGTCCGGCACGATGCCCATCTTTGCCAGCATCTCATTGTCTAATGGTGGTAAATTCATTTACTTGGAGAATTAAAACGGCTCGGACTTTGGATCCGAACCGCCGAACAGGTTATTTGATGGTTGTGGTACGAGGGTGTCGAACAGACCGGGAACTCTCGGATGCAACGCCTCGTATTCATCTCGGAAGAACTCTTCTTTTGTTCTACCATATTTTTTACCCTTTCGGGTGTGAACATCGAATGTGTATGGAGGAATCTCAATGGGAAACGCTCTGACATCATCCAACCACCGCTCTACATCCACATCGTTGCGGTCATAGACAAGATTTTGCAGATGATCCGCATCGCGGTTCTTTCGGCACTCGCATAGGAGCAATACTGCTTTACTCACGAATATTCGGCCTTTAGGCTCGGTCTTATTCTTATTGACCAGTTCGTGTCCCTGCCACAGAGCCTCAATCTCTTTTGTAATGAGTCCGTAGCAGTCCTCGGCAGAGATGGTAAAGAGCCGTTTCCAAACATAATCGCGATAGTTGCTGTGCCATAATTCGAGGGCGAAGAATCCGGCAACCATTGCATCGGCTCGGCGGATGGCTTTCTGCATTGCGGAGCTGACCTCAAAGAAATCATATCCTTGTATAGTTCTTATTCTCATAACTTGCTAATTTTGTTATCCTTACATCAGTAAAGTTAGCCAAATTTGGCGAGATGTGCAATCAGATTGAACACCATTTTAACGCCATTTTATCAGCCTTCTACGGTTAGAATTTGAACTTACAGGAGATGTTATACTCCACGAGTTGCTTAGTCTTGTCTTTGCCATTGTTGGTCGCGTTCTTGATGTTGATACTGTCTCCAAAGTGCTTTTTGATGAACAGTATCGAGCGGCGTTCCTCCTCCTGGTTTCGGAACGCGGCCAGCCCTCCGGCATTGACAAACGTACCCTTTTGGGCGAAATTATAGCGGAGGTCTGTCAAGATCCGGCGCTCCTTGTATTTCATGTAGCATGAAATCCAGAAATCCTCTTTAAGCCGGATTTCCTCATTCCACCACACATTTTTGTTATACCTCACACCATAGGAGCATCCAGTAATCATCTTTGACAAGGAATAATATCCCCATTCGTTATACATCACAGGCGATATGGCGGAAGTGAACCCGAACACATGAACATCGAGCATGCATGCCAGCTCATAAAGAGAGTTGATGATACGGGTTATTATATTCGGATCACGGATAACTCCCGGCTCTCCTTTCTCGCAAAAGAGAGTTTTTACAACGTGGACATCATCATCGAGCATCATAAGCTCGCCGAAATGACGGGCCATCCAATTACGTTTGGGGATAAGACCTATCACATCATCGGGATGTGTCACAATCTCACATTCGGGGTTGAATTGTCGATATAGGTCTGCCTGGCTTTCTGCCACGCAGATTATTGGGTCGTTGACGAGTTTCTTTGCGAAAACCCGATCATGTCGCTTGTGGGAGGGAATTACAATTTTGAGACTCATTTCTTCTCGCCCTCCAAAGCGACACGCACATCTTTTACGTCAATCACATTGCTTTTGCCAACCTTGCCGGTCTTGTAAGACCTCATACGCTGCATACCGAGCCGTTCACGGAGCCAGTTGCTGTCAACCTCGTTGGCCGACTGTATGATGAACAACTCGTGTTTTTCATCATATTTAGGAACCAACGGATATATGGCCGTTTCATCGGTTATTGCGTCAAACCGCTCTTTGAACTCATCGACTGGCTTCTCCGGGGCAAATTCAACGCCCCAATCGGCAAGTTCGGTTTTATCCCACTCGTTGTTCATCACATCGAGGTCATTTTCTCCGAAGTTCACATTGTCCTTTGTGGCATACTCCCTCAACTTCTTTACTTCGGTTTCAGGGTTGAGGATTTTGCATGGCAGCTCGGTGTAGCCGAGTTCCTTGCAGGCCCTCAGACGGAGATTGCCGCAAACGACTATGTAACGCCCTTCGGGATATGGGAACACGATGAGTTCGCGCAGTTCAAGCATCTCGGGCGATTCCTTGATGCTCTTTTTCATCGCCTCATAGCGATAATCCCGAAAGAACCGGGGATTCTTCGGGAGTCCTTTGAGTTGCCCCTTGTTGAAATCCAAGAGGCCGATTGCTAAAATTGTATTTTCGGTCATTGCTATTTTACATCATCGGGGGTACATCATCAATAATAGCCATTAACGAAACCTACTCATTTTGCCGGGCGTGTCGCTCTGTTGCGTCTCTGAGCAACTGTTCGATGTTCTTGCATCCAATGCGCCGGAGATAGGCTAACGTGGAAATCATAACGTCTGCCGCCGCCTCTTCCTTCTCACTCCATGATTCGATATTGTCGCTTTGGAAACTTGACGACTCAAGCAGCCTGCGCCAGTGTCTGGATATATCATAAAGCAATGGCCGAGCCGATGAGCCGGAGGTTATCCCGCCACTGGCGATAGCTATCTCTTCGCATTGGATAGCGTACTTGTTCAGCGTTATTGCCATTGGTGAAGATTGGGTTTGGTGAATGACTGGGTGTTATCTCTTTCACAATTGTCGGGAGGTGGTCTGATTATTGCCATCATAGCTGATAAGGTTAGTTACGTTTGTGCTTGCGATAGCGATATGTGAATACCACTGCATAGGGAATTGTGATTGCCACGATTATTGCAGCGACAATCCAAAGCGGCGATGTTACCCACAACCATGACCAGGATATGACTCCGGCGAGGCGCAGAGTAAGGAACACCACAAAGACTACGACCGGCAGGCTCAAGCCCGAGGCGGTCTGGCCATCTTCTCGTTTCATAATTATTATAGTTTGTCTTGGAGTTCAGCAGGTATGAGATCCTCTTCGTTTTGCTCCCGGCTCTCGTCATCAAGCAGGTCAAACAATGTGGGGGCCTCCTTCTTATGCTCGGCCGCTTTGCAATATTGAGCGCCATCGAGGAAATATACCGGCGAGAGTTCTATGCCCCATCCCTTACGACCTTTGTTTAAAGCGCAATATGGAACGGTCATCAGGCCGCCAAAGGGGTCAAGTACCACATCGCCGGGGTTGCTCATCTGGTCGATAACGCGGTTCACGATGTCGAATTGCAGAGGGCAAAGATGCTGCTCTTTACCTTTGACTGACTGAATGGTGTTGAGGGTGCGCATACGCGCTATGTCGGCCCATACATGGTCAGTCCAACTGCCGGGCTGGAGTAACATAAAGCCCGTC